TTATCATAGGAATTAGGATCAATTTTGACATTATGTATAGGAAACCCAAATAAAGTTACACCCAATTATTCATCCTCATTGTTGTATTCAATTCCTAATACATCATTTAATTTTTTTGCAGCAGGGCCAGATGGATCATCGTTATGATCTTTAACAAATTCTTCAATTTTATTTGTCCAATAATCTTCGTCTTTAATTTTAGCATGTTTTTTGGTTTTAGGAAATCTATCATCTTTTGCCCACTGTACGAACATTCCACCACAATCCACACAAATAATTTTACATCTGTGGGGGCCCTGAAGTAAATATTCTTTTTCTAATCTATGATTAGGATTAATTTTACACTTTATTTCTTTAAGAGGTTTTTGTGGAGTATTAATTTTTTGGGCAGATTCTTTATCATAAGACCAATTAATATTAGTCTTCCCAAAATTATTACCTCTATTAACATAATTACTTCGTGATTTATACACAGCTATTCATCCTCATTATCATAACCTTCAAGCTCTACCTCATCTTGCAATTCACTTTCTACCAATTTATTACCACAAAAAATACAATATTTAATAACATAATATCTTTCATTCATATTATGAGATATTTTGAATTCTGCTTCACAACCTTCACATACTATTAATTTCATTGAATTTCACAAAAACCTGCTGCACATGCAAGTTCCTGTGAACCGATAGTCATATCAGTCTGTTCATATTCTGACAATTTATTCCACTCCACATTTTTAGGCATCTTTTCTAAGAGCACTTCATATTCTTCTTTTGAGCAATCCTGATAGGGTGCTTGTTTATATGTATGTTCTGAAAATGGAAGAAAACTAACTCCGCTCATGTAGTCAAAATGTTCATAGACCCAAGCACCAACTTCAAGCCATTCATGTTCTTTTACAGAAATGGTTACAGAAGGTTTATGCTCACACCAATGTTCTTGGTATGTCTTCCAAAGTTTCAACTGATCAATTGCAGTCAAGTCTGTACGAAACATAGCACCTTGATCTACTTTATGAGGGAAAGAAAATACAGAAGTATGACTTGGATTCATAACATCATCCTCAACAGGAAATCCTTCAGCAACCATCATCATTGTAAGAGGGTCTTTTTTATCACCACGGACTGTTCGAACATAGTAAGGGTTATGCCTTGCATGGATACCGGATGCAGAGTCTGTTAGCTGACTGACCGTCCCTGATGGTTTAACACACGTTACAGCAACACTTTGATTGATACCCAACTTTATAGAATATAGTTTGTTTGTATCAACTGCCATATTTTTTAAATCTGTTAGAATTGCTGGAAGTGAACCATTTGGGCCCTTACCATTTGTCAATTTACAATCCATGATACCTGTTAGAGATACACCAAGTAACCGTTCCTCTTCACAATTCTTTTTCCATGATTTAGAGATATATTTGAAGTTCACAAGTGTTGATTGGAATGTACCCAGAATCGTTGCAAGCCTCACCTTCTCCAAAAGAGACTCCCGTGTATCAGATGCACGAACTACAACCTCTGATAGATTACAGAACTCTCTGCTACGTAGAATAATTTCACTACAAGGATTTGTACCAAATGCAAAGTCTTCTGTATTTCTACGACCATTCTTAGATGCCATAAGTACAGCAGACTCACGATTGAAAATACCACGTTCACCAGACTTAGAATCATAAAGAGCCTTCCATTCATCCATAAAGATACCAATATCAGGTTTTTCAGAGTATGCAGCAGAATTATTTGCTAATGCACGTTGGGGATTGTCATCCCACCACTGACCACTTTTCGCATTACGCATACGGTCATCAGATAGATTAGATAAACTAATAAGGGCAGAACGACGAACACCACCAACTACTACAACTTCTGCAATTTTACACACAATATCATGTGCTTCAAGTGAAGATAATTTACGTCCAGCTGCGTTTTGAAAAACATTTACGGCAAAGTTAAACAAAGACTCAAGTGGTTCTGGGCCACTAGCACGCCCCCCAAAGGTCTTTAAAGGTGCGCCAGCGGGTCTTATCTTAGATAAGTCCCATCTGGGTATCTGTCCAATATACAACATTCCCACCAATTCTTTAAGTGCTTTTGCCCACCCAAGCTTGGAATCTGCAACCGTGATAGTAGTGTCTGAGGGATGAAATTCATCTGCAATACGAGGAAGTTCAGCTACATATTGACGTTCCACACTGAAACCAACACCAGTACCATTCATAAGAACATATAGAATTTCGTCAAATGCTTGTGGACGGTCAACTGCAACATAAGAACAGTTATACCCTGCAATATTCTCACGTTTCAATGCTTCACCAGCAGTCATAAGACAACGCATGGATGGCATAATACGCAAACCTAAAACCGATTGTTCTAATTCAGATCGTAAAGATTTTGATAAAGTGTAGTCAACAGTTTCTTTTAGATGTTCAGTAAAAAAATCAAAATACCTAGCAACAGTTTCATCCCAAGTTTCTCTGCGTTCTTTTTGTGGCAACCACCTTGAATATCTTGATAGGTGAATAAATTCTTGATATGATGTTGGTAGTAAATTAGTAGGCATTTATCTTTCTCCATTCTGCAAACCTTAACTTGGCACCAGCGCCAGAAAAGGTATTATTCTTTATGATTTCTTGTACTTCTTCTTTTGACATTCCAGACAGTATCATGTCATTAATATCTTTTTCTTTAATCTGTTCTGGCCACAGAACAATACTACAACCTTTATTAATAGTTTTTTCAATCTGTTTGTTTATCTCCTTGTTTCTAGGTTCATTATCAAATATAACTGTAAAATCTCCTTCAAGTCTATCAAAATCAGAACCACCAACTGCAAGACAATTATCAATAAATAAACTATCCAATGGGCCTTCACACACATAAAAGTGTTTGGATTTATCTACTCTATCTAACCCGAATATCTTATCACTTTCTTTTAACTTGATAGTGATATACTTAGGTGTTTCATTTCCAAACGCTCTTCCTTGATAAGCAAATATTTCTCCTTTATTATCTCGAAACGGTATCATCAATCTTGGATGATCACCACCCAAATTGTAAAATTTATTCGGTATTAAAGTGTTGGTAAATTTAAAGAATGAATCACATAGGTATATATCTTTGAGTGATTCTTTTGGTAGCTTTCTCTTCTCAATAATCTTTCTGGCAGGATGCTCTGATCCAAGTTTCGAGATAGATATAAGGTCTTTGAATATATCTTTTTTACGAAACACTGGTGCATTAAATTTAAACTCTGGTTTTGGTGTGAGAGTATCACAACCTGTTTTATATCGTTCCATTATATAGTCTTTGTGAGTTTTTGAGTCTATATACTCTATCAACTTACCAACTGTGGTTCCGACATCACAATTATGACACTTGAAGAATAGATCATTCTTCTTTTGATATACAAATCCTCTAGCTTTTGTTTTATTCTTTTGAGAATCTCCACAATAAGGACACCTAAAATTCCAAAGGTTATTACTCTTCTTTTTAAATTTTTGAAGTTGTGGGGAAATAAT